GACGAACACCTTAATAACATCTACGCACAGGAAGTACCTTTGTGGAGTTCTTATCTCGGTGTCGCTGGTCGTGTGGACTGCATTGCTGAGTGGGATGGTAAACTCTCTGTTATAGACTTTAAGACTTCTCGCAAACTAAAGAAAAAAGAATATATCAGTAATTACTTTCAACAATGTGCCGCGTACGCAGTGATGTGGGAAGAAAGAACTGGTATTCCTATAAATAAGATTGTAGTCGTAATTGCAGTAGATGGAGAAGAACCTCAAGTGTTTGAGGAACGAAGAGATAATTACATTTACGATTGTGTTAAAACGATTACTAGGTATAGAAGTGAGGAACATGCAAGGATTTATAAGTCATCCTGAAGTATACTCTGGAGATTGGGTAATCAAGATCTCGGAAGTTAGGGGACTATCATATCAAATAATGGTATTCATGCATAATCATGATACTCTAGAAACTACTTGCGAATTTTTTAAATCTGAAAGAGAAGCAGTATTATTTCTTGAGTGTATTCTTACAAAATATAGTTTAGACTAATGAAAGTATTGGTAAAGAGGGAAATTACATCCCTAAATAGTAAGTAACTTGTTGACGCTGACAAGAAGGTGTTTGGACGAGGGTTCGACTCCCTCCATCTCCACCAAAAGCATACCCTGCTGGCCTTTGGATGATGTTCGTATCGAGACCGTGAGTGGAACAATACGATCCCAAAGAAGGAGCAACGGACTGATAAACCGGGGGTATGTTTTTGATGGGGATGTCTTGGGTTCGACAGGCAGATGGGCAGTCAGAAGAGAGTTGCGAAAAGATAAACGCAAACGATGAAACGTTCGCACTTGCAGCCTGATTAAGACTGCGGAGTTTCGGGGACACTTGGCAACAGAAGTCCCCACCCATTCAAAAAGGCAAAAAACATGAGATACATAGCATTACTCATGTTGTTATGGACGACAGTATCTTTCGCAGATCACAATGGCATTTCATTTGACGAAAAACAATTACCTATGTACTGCGGTGATACTGAACATATTCTTGAAGGTATCAGAGATAAATATTCAGAAGAAGTTGTTATGATGGCACCAAGTCAAAATGGTCAAGGACATGATCTGTTCCACTCTTTGTGGATCAATGCAGGATCAACCACTTGGTCATTCATTGTAGTGAACAAACAAGTTGGTGTCACCTGCATTATTGCAAGTGGAAATAATATGAGAATGATGTTACCGCCGGGGATTTAACTTAACTTAAAGTCACCTTTCTTGAGAAACCATTCTCGCATCTCGACGCATTGCCCTTCAAAGAGCATACCGTCGGATGCGACGAATTTGAATCCATAATCTGAGTTCACAACATCCATATTCGCAACAGTGTTTACAAATGTAGAACATTCTTCATAAGATGTAAACACTCGATCTGATATATCTTCAAGTCCACCGTTAATTGAAAATACTAATAGAATTTCAATCATATTTGGGCATTCCGTTTTCTGTGACCGTTCCATGCAACAAAACCACCAATACGCAATGCCCAATATGCAAGATAGTTTAATAGATGAAATCCGTTCTGTTCGATGTTGATATCTCTAAAGATAACATCTGCTTGTCTTTGTGATAGAGTGCCTAGTGTCAATCCGTCTGTTCTTAGTAGTGTTTGATATTTGTATGCATAATCATGAATCAAACCGCCCATCAACAAAACACCCGTTGGTGACAACCATGCGGCAAGAAACTTGGGCACTGACGCACCGTCAAATTCAAACCCCGCAGGGATAACATACTTGTCACCATGAATAGTATATTCAAAGTCTTTTGCGATTCTCCACTGACGTACACCCATAAACCATAACCATATTGCACCCCAGAATCCTTTACCTGCAGTGTCAATCTTAATCGGTTGCATATGTGGCATCTCTTTATAAGAGAATCCAATGAGTTCTTTTTTGTTGTCTACACCAAACAGATTAGCAACCCATCCGATAAGAATGACAACACCAACGACAGTGAACTGCCACCAAGTTACTAGTTGATCTACTACAAATTCCATGTTATGCCTCCAATGTTACTTTACCTTCACCAATCAATCGTTGACGATTAATCATGTGTTGTTCTTTTATGTCATCTTTCGACTGCCCATCGTAAGGAACAGCATGACCTTCCTCGATCAATATTTCAGTTACTGTCCGTCCACCACATCTAAAATCACCAAGTACTCTTCCGAACTTACCTTTCATATCTTCACCTTTCTTATCATCGTATGTGATAAGAATTGCTTCTTCATCAAGGAGTTCTTTCAACCTTGCTTTCGATGCAAGACCAAATACTTTTTCGACTTTATCTGATGTCCGTGATTCGGGTGTATCAATACCCATAATACGAACACGTTCATCTTTCAACCAGATACCAAATCCAAGATCAATGTTCACATCAACAGTATCACCGTCAACCACTTTGATCACCTCTACGTCATACTCATTTACTTTCATAGACTTCTCCATTTTTGTTTTATTATTTTTTTCTTTTCTTCAAAGTCATCACGCACCTTCTGTATTCTCTCAAATAACACTTGATGCCGATAATCATATTTGGGTTGCGCAATTCTTCTTGGTCTTATCATTTAAGTGAGATTAACCATAGCAGTAACCAAATTGCACCACCGATAACAGCAAGACAAGCAAGTCCCACACTTCCGTATATTAAAGTATCTTTAATGAGTTTCTTCTTTGCTTTTTCTTTTTCTTCTTGACGTTTGCGTTCGTTTTCACGCATCATCTTTCTGTTTTCAATGAACTTGCAGTAATCATCCCAAAGTCCGGCTCGTCCATTGTAGATAAACATTTGCTTGACTTCAGCTTCATGCCGCTTGATGTCCTCTAGAGCCCAAAACGCTTCCATATCACCGGATGCCGCATCTTTCTCAAGTTCTGCTTTTGCATCTGCAAGTTTAGTAAGATCTTTGCCCATCTGACCGACGGACTCGACGTGACCCGCAAACTCTTTAATGGCACCGATTGCCTCGTTTGCGATCTGAATTGCCGCGATAGCCTCGAAAATCATGAGTTCTTCCTTTTGTGACTCATGATATAAAAATTATGAAGGGAATTTCAATCAAATGATTAGAGATACTATTTATAAATATAACACTTGACAAAAGTAGTATTCACTATTATAATCAATGTATCTTCAAAAAAAATCTTAAGGGACAATAATGTTAGACTTAATGACTTCACAGAAGTTTTCTTTAATTATTGAAGGTGTTGTTCAAGATAAAAGAATATCGTATATGGATGCTGTGGTTTGGTGGTGCGAAAAACATGAAATGGAAATAGAAGTTGCGGCAAAACTTTGCAACGGTGTAATAAAAGAAAAATTAAGATATGAAGCGGAGGAATTAAACTTTTTAGAAAAACCTGCTCGTTTACCAATTTAAGGAGAATAACAATGGGCAATTTCTTTAAAAATTTATTTAAGAACGAATTCAAAGAATATGAAACTGAAGTCGCAAGATTACAGATTGAAAATATTGAACTTAAAAAGAAAGTAAAAGAACTTGAGGTCAATTGGTCATATGCGATTAAAAAGATCGAAGAAAAACAAAAAGAAATTGATAACATTTTTCATTGAAATATAAATAAAAAGGGTTGACACCATCCCCTAATTGGTGTAATATAAAGAGATATATTATGAATACGTGGACAAGTTACATACAATCGATACAATTATACAAGGAATATACAGATATGGCAAACTCATTTGCATCCCTCAAAAAGTCACGCAACTCATCACTCGACAAGTTGCTTGAAGAAAGCACCAAACTCACTACCAGTGAAACCAAATCCAACAACGGAGAAGACAATCGTTTCTGGAAACCAACTGTTGATAAAGCAGGTAATGGTTATGCAGTGATTCGTTTTCTTCCTGAAGCAAAAGGTGAGGATCTTCCGTGGGTACGTGTTTTCAATCACGGATTTCAGGGTCCGGGTGGATGGTACATTGAGAACTCTCTCACAACCATTGGTGAAAAAGATCCTGTCTCTGAGTACAACTCAGAACTATGGAACAACGGTACTGATGCAGGTAAGGATCAAGCACGTAAACAGAAACGTCGTTTGAACTACATCTCAAACATTCTCGTCATCAAGGATGGTGCGAATCCAGAAAACGAAGGCAAGGTATTCTTGTATCGTTATGGTAAGAAGATCTGGGATAAGATCAACGATCAAATGCAACCAGAGTTTGAGGACGAAAGTCCAGTCAATCCTTTCGATTTCTGGGAAGGTGCTGACTTCAAACTTAAAATTCGTCAAGTTGAAGGATATCGCAACTATGACAAATCGGAGTTCGATGCACCTAGTGCATTGTTCGATGGTGACGACGATGCATTGGAACGTGTCTACGAATCAATCTTCTCTCTCAACGAATTCGTAGATCGTTCTCAATTCAAGTCGTATGCCGAATTGAAAGACCGTCTCAATAAAGTATTGGGTCTTTCGTCTGCACCTGTTGCAACGACAACAGCAGAAGACTTTGAGGAAGAAATTCCTTTTGATACTGGTAAGGTTTCTCCTACACCAGTTCGTCAGACTGCAACCACTGCAGAAGACGATGATGATGACCTATCATTCTTTGAACAGTTAGCAAACGATTGATAGACTAAGGGGACGCAATGTCCCCTTTTTTAATAATCCATTCCCATTGTGGATGCCTTTAATGGCATTGGTCCAGTCCAAGTTTTGTTAACATACGTAACTTGTTTATCACCTGCTTTATTGACAGTGGTAACTGCTACTTGACTATTATCAACAGCATTGACATTTGCCGCGGCACTTTCGTTACCTGCTTGGTTTGTTTTAGCACCTGTAGCACCACCTGCACCAGAACCAGTATCAGTTGGTTCAACTTGCTTTTGAATTTTTTCACCTGTTTCGGGATCAATACCTGCCATTGTATACAGGTCTTTCCCTGTATCAGTTTTGAGTATTAAACCACCAAGCAACCCATCTGGATCTGGTAATAGTGTCTGTAATATACCTTCAATTATTTTTGCCATATTAAAGTTATCTAAAAAGGAAGTATCAGTTTCAATTTCGTCTGCACTTGAAAATAGATTTTTAAAAAACGTTTTAATTGAATTATAAACATCCATAAACAATTCAGTAACAGAAAATTCCTTGAGACTTTTTGCCGCATTTTCAAAACCAAATTTTTCCAAAAACCATGCAGGTATATCAATCAATAATAAATCAATTGCGTCGGTAATGCCTTTGATCACACCAAGGATACCCCCCTCAATACCTGCCGCAATTTTTGACATAAACCCACCTTCACCTTCAGTAAACCCATCATAAAATCCTGTAACAAAATCTATGATAGTAAATAAAATTTGTGTAAATGGTCTCATAACAGTTTTTAATAAAAACTCAAAGGGTTTTAGTAGGGGTTTCATAAAACCGAACATTTTACTAAAAAACCCTATAATGCCACTACCTTCATCTGCACTGCCAAAAATTGGTTTGAGGTTATCAAAAATCCCACCGATAAATTTTGCACTGTCGGCAATAAAAGTTTTTATACCTACAAATGCAGTATCTATTCCTTTGCCGACATCTGCAAAACTAGTAGGTATAAATGCTTTGAAAGAAGAGAATCCTGCTTTAATTGATGCCATTAATTCTGGAAATGCTTCCACCAAACCGACATCAAGAGAGTTAAGTAAGTTTTTGATTGATTGGATTGGACTAGCAATAAACTCCAAATCCGACGGTCGTAGTTTTAATGCATCTTTGATAGCACCAATCATATACTTCACTTCTTGGTCTAGCACTGTTCCGACGTTTTCAAAAAACATACTAGCACGTCTGAAAAGTCCAGTGTCCAAGTCTCGCATCACAATCGGTTTGCCATCAATACCTAATCCAAACATTCGATATATGTTTGTCTGCAATTTATCTACAAGTTTTAGATAATCATCTCCTCTCCCAAAATTATCAACAACTTTAGCAAGAGCACCTTCTTTGCCAAAAAACCTAGCAATACTACCAAATGTTTCTTTTGCTGATTTAAAAATTCCGGGGAGTTGTAATGCACGGATTGCTTTATCGAAACCAGACATTTCTGCCGCAAGTGCACCAAGAACAATAGCAAGTCCTGTCATGAATCCTAATGGCATATTCGAAGGATCTTTATTATCCCCTTCTGCATTGGTTGGAGGTTTCGCACCACCATCATTTTTATTACGTTGCTCTTCTAACCAACGTTCATATGCTTCACGTTGAATCGACTGTTGCAATGCAAACTGAGATTCCTGAATGCTGAGAATTTTCCCCAAATGATCAATCATCACTTGAGTTCCCTGTACCGTCGCATCAAAAAGATTAGTTATGACCATATTTAAGTCATTAATACCTTTTTCTTGTGCGACTGCAACCTTGTTGCCTTCCGACAGTTGATTAACTACCGGAAGGTTCGAAGGAGCTTGAGGTGCTCTGGGAGGACTCTTTTTATTGTCTTTTTCTTCTGCCATATACTATTTACTTTTTCTTTTGTGCTACCGCGTCTGAGGCAAAGAAAGCACTGACCAAAACTGCGATTGAGGCAAAGTAAGTCGGAGCGATGTCTGCAATCAAATCTGCCGCAGTGTCTAAACCAAAAGCAGATGTTATGAATATCCCAAATGGATATAGTAATAAACCGAAGAGCGAGAACCATGCCATTTTTCTAATAGCGTCACGTTGATTGTCTTGGTCTTCAAGTTCTTTACGTTTAAATTCCAAATACATCTCCCGTTCTTCTTCACTTACTACTCCATCCCCATTAGTATCTGCGGGATGGTACCCGTTCTTTGTTTCTTCTGACATGAAATCATCCTTTTTGTTTTTCTTCTAGTTCTTTTAAATGCTGTTGTAATAATGTAGCATAGATATCTCGTTCAAAAGGAATCATATTTTCAAGGTCACTTAAACTATATTTATGATGTTGCATCAGTGCAAAGTTCAAAAGATACATATTTGTCAGTGAATCATGCACCAATGCTACGTAAAAAAACCTTGCAGTCCTTCAAGTTTAATTGTCTCTGTCTTTCCACAGTCCTTACATTTCCATTTTACTTCATGCGATAACTTAGGAATCCCATCAAAGAAATCTGTGATTTGTTTGAACTGTGTCTGGTTCAAACCTTCAACCCATTCGTTTAATTCGTGTGCAGTAAAGTCCGTGTATACATTCTCATTATCAAATACAAACTCAATACAAGAAACCATGATGTCAAACGCAGTTTCTTGGTCTGTGATCATATCATTTGCTGATCGCAAGGTAGAAAATGTTGGATACTTCAGTTTAACACCAATATCATCAGTCAACATAATTTTACCATCTGCAATATCACCGACAACTTGAATGTCTTCAAGATTAATTGCAACGTCCGTTCTTGATTGACACTCAGACTTATCTTCATGTGATACTTTGACTTCAATAGTTTCACCTACAGATTTGCCTCGTAACTTGAGGAATAAATACTCTATATCGAATGTAGCAAGTGATCCCACATCTATATCAGATAAAATACAATTCTCTAATAGATTTAGTACTGCATTTGTAATTTCGTTAGCATCTCGTCCCTCCATTGCCATAAGGAGAATCTTTTCCTCCTTGACAAGAAACGGACGGTATTTTATAGTTTCACCAGTAGACGGAATTTTTGTCTGGAACTCTGGTACGGAAAGTGAAGGTAATGACATATTCAACTCCAATAACATTAGGTACTACGTATTACAACTGTCCCGAATATCTTAATGATTTCGTTGAAGACAATATTGATTACGTTGATCACCTCATAATCGTAGACGATGGTTCTGAACCATCGAAACGTGCTTCTCTCTATTTAGACAAACATTCTAAGATATCTTTATACGAAGTGACAAAAGATGTTGGATTTAATTCACATGGATGTCGTAATCTGATTATGAAAGAGTGTCAAACATATTGGTGTGTACTATTAGACATTGATAGAAAATTTATTGTTCCGGATTTAGATTGGCATAATATCAGATCATTAATTGATACTGAGTTATATCATGATTGTTTCTATTCTTTTGCTGTGCATTGTAAACCATCTTTATCTAAAAGTCGAAATGATATTATGTATCCTGAATTTGACCCTGACGATCAAAAATGGAAAAAAATTTCATCTCCAAATGATTTATTAATTAACAAGGATATATTTTGGAGTGTTGGAGGATACGACGAAGAATGTATAGGATTTAGATATGGTGATAGAGAGTTTCATCGTCAAGCAAACGTTTTGTGGGGATGGTCTTGTATGGTAGACGTAGAATTAAAATTTACTAGAGGACCGTCCAAACAGGAAGAACGAATTCCATTATTAAAAATAATAGGAGACTTTGATGAACAAGACGAACAATTTTGCAGGGTGAAAGAAATAATTAAAAAAAGAAGTACATCGGTTTTTAATTTGCAACCGAATAAACCAACCCTAACTTTTCCTTGGAGAAAAGTATTTTAAATTGCGATGTTAACACTGGGTAATGCAGACCGTACCTTTGCAACTACAGATGTCAATCCATTTCCACTCGATGCTGAAATGTTACCAATACCCGGAAGTCTCAGTCCACCGGACACTCCATTAGGTCCAAGATTAATTGAG